GATGTAGATGTAGTTGTTGTAAACAGATCAGAACCTTTAAACACCTGATAACCCGATACTCCTTGTATAGTAGTAACAGGATTCCATTCTATTTGTATTCTGTCTGTAAAGGCCCCATCAGACGCCGATACACCAGTCGGTGCAGATTCTGGTATCCACTGATCTACAAATCCAGTGTCTTCAACAATAATACTCTGACTTAAATCACCTATGGCTTTAATACCATAATTATAAATAGTTCCATATTCAACACCAGATGTATCGTTAAAGGAAACCCCTGGCATTCCTAATTGATATTCTTGTAATGGAGATCCTTTGTAAATGATGTATGAATTTGCACCAGATACTGGTGACCAACTCAATAGAATAGAATTTGTGGATCCTCCGTTTGCAGCTATAAAACTGTTTGGGGCGGTGAGTCCTATCCATCCAGAAGAAGAAAAAGTAACAGGACCTTGACCTTTATCATTTTCTGCTGCTACACCATAGATATGAGCTTCATCTGGATCTATAAACGTATCTTCAAATTCTGTTCCTAGTATTCCTGTTGCTATTCTGTTAGAGTCTACATCCCTATAAACATTATAAAAAAATGTGTTATTTACTGGCGTCCACGTTACTCGTATTTTATCATCAAAAGTTCCAGTTGACGCAAAAACTTGAGCTGGAGCTGCTGGCACTTGGCCGACTAGTAGTACATTTTGTGTGTTACTAAAATCACTATCATTTAATGGATTAGAAGATTTAACAGCATACGTATAAACTTTTCCAAATTGAATTTTTTTATCTACAAAAAAATTATCGGTAGTAATACCAATTATCGATAATAAATTAGGATCAGAGCTTTGAGTTTTAAATATTTTATACGCAGTAGCACCTGAAATAAAATCCCAATCTAAAATAACTCTTGGTGTGTCTGTGTCTCCTACTGCTCTTAATGTGGGAGATGATAATTTTTTCCAACCGTCAGCGTACACAGATTTACTGTCGTATGTAAGACCGTCTTTCTCTACATATGTTTTTACAATATATTTTGTTAATTTTCCTTGTGGTTCGCCAAAATCTTCAAAAGTTGTTCCCGATTGTATTGATAATAATTGGTTGGGTGATTTAATAACTTTATAACCATCAACCCCGTCAAAAGAATTCCATTCTAATGTTATTTTATCTGTATATTCTCCTCGACTTGCAGTCAATCCACTTACTATTAAATCTGTTTCTAAATAAACACCAAAAGTTTCTAATATAATAAAATTATTTTTTTTTCTTATTTTTACTGATGTAATATCTCCAGTAGATGTTGTAACATCTCCTATTAATATTTGTAATTCTGGAGATAGTAACTTAAGTTTCATGCTTCTTCGTTTTCTTCTTGTCTATCTGATACGTCTACTTTAAGTTTTGTATCTGATTCTATTTTTAATGATTGAAATTGTGATTCTTGTATATTTTTTATTTGTTCTTTAATAGGATTATAATAAACATCCAAATCTATAAATCTATTCGTGATCACTGAAAATAAAGATTCTGGTTGTTGTTCAATTACTAAATTTAATATTTTTACAGGAACGACAAATTGTTTACTTTGTTTTTTTAAAGTAAATAAATATATTTGTTTTGATGGTAACTGTTTAATTTCTGCAGAATAAAATAATTCGGGTTGTCTTATTTTTAATTTCATAAGATTCCCCAAATTATTCTGGTTTTACGTCCATTCTACCTTCAAGTAAAACTTCGGAATACGATTCACCGAATTCTAATCTAAGATTATAAAATTGTTTACCTACAGGTAAAGAATTAGTAGTTGTTTTATTTAACTCTACTAAAATGCCTCCGGTTAAACCAGATCCTGTGTAATTTGTGTTGAGTTGTATACCACCAGAGGTAGCTAAAATACCAGTAGAAGACGGTCCCGTATAACCGTATCTGGCTTCTCCCGGAATTGCTCGAACGAGAGGATAATCGGCGTTTTTGTATCTTTCAATTTTAAATTCTGCAGAATAACCGCTTAAATCTACAGGAGTATTATCGTCCTGTAAGAATTGAACCCATGCACTAAAACTAGAATTTTTGTTTAAATTTAGATCGTATTGTGCTGCCATATACAGTATATATTAATTATCTGCTAACAGCTTTACGCTCCTTGAATTTCTTTTTAGGCAATTGGGCAGGGAAAAGGGCTGGTTTATGATCTCTTTTTTCTGCTTGCTTTTGGGCTTGCTGATCCACTTGTTCCAGTATATGCATCTGATTAGTTTGTTCAAAGAATCTAAGATATTCTTTAAAGTTGTTTTGAACCCGATCTACTTCTGTTTCTGGTAGTAGATTTTCTGTTAACAGTTTTTTACACGCAGAGTAACCAATATGAGGCTTGCCCGCATAGAATGCGGTAGATGCAATCTCGTCTAAAACTCCGTATTTGTACACGTCTGCAGAAACGAACAGAATATCGTCTTGAGGATACGGAAGGTCTAGTGCCATCTTGGCGTACAGATAACTCAAACGGGGATGTCCCATAAGTCTGTACACTCTGGCTATCTGGTGTAGTGGCTCTGCACGAGTTGGTCGAATCTCCCATGCTTCCAAAAACGCTTGTTGAATATCTGTCCAAGGTTTATTCTGTAATCCCCGACACAATCCTATACGATAAGCAGAGTAAAACTGTTCTTCTTCCCATCCACCCATCTGTACTCGTTTGGCGTATGCTGCTTCTGCCTTTTCCCATTGTTGAGAATCAAAATAGCTTTGGGCTAGATAAAACTGATAACGGATATTGTCGGGTTCTTTTTGTAGGGCTTCTTCTAGTACCTCTGCATCTTTTTTGTATTTCTCTACTGGTGTAATATTTTGGTTTCGTGCGCCCAGTGTACGGGCAACGATTGCGTAGCCCCCTTCAATTTTTCCTATTGCAGGTTGCTTCTCATCGATACTAGGGTATTCGTGGAGCACTCCAAAGTACTTCCAACCACGTCCAGTACGGAAGATTTGGGTACGCCACCACTCAAATTCTCCCCGAGCAAACTTGAGAGCCCAACCGTCTATTTCTTGTGGTGGATTTAATGGAAATTCAAACTTACCTTGAATGTAATCGTCTGCGTCAATCATCCACGCCCAGTCTGCTTTACCATCACAAAGGGCAAGAGCTTCTGATCGATTATGACCGAATCCTACCCATGGTCGTTCGTGAAGTTCACCAGGAATGCCCTTTTCTGCAAAGTATTGCTTGATTAGGTCTTGAGTTCCGTCTGTAGATCCTGTATCTACAATTACCCAATAATCAATATATTTGTGGATAGAATCAAAACACTCTTTAATAATGTGAGTTTCATTTTTAACGATCATTGAAAGGCATATTTTGGGCATAGTATAAATCTCCACTGTTATTTATGTAATATTTGAAACCAATGTTGCACCATTTCTTTCATCATTGATTCAAATGTATATTTGGGCGACCAACCTAGAAAAGCTTTGGCCAAAGAAGCATCACCACGAAGATAGTTTAGTTCTTCAGGTCTTTCATATTTTTTATCAGTTTTTACATAAGATTTCCAGTCTAGTCCCAATTCATCAAATACGTATTTTACCATTTCTTCTACGGTCCGAGTTTCTCCCGTAGCCAACACAAAGTCTTTGGGAGTTTGTTGCTGGAGCATGAGCCACATGCCTTCAATGTAATCTTTTGCATGCCCCCAGTCGCGTTTAGAATACAAGTTACCTAAAACTAATTCTTTGGATAAACCTAATTTAATTTTAACAGCCTCTAACGCTGTTTTGTTTGTGACAAAATTTATTCCTCTTCTGGGTGATTCATGATTAAATAAAATTCCAGAGCACACAAACATATTGTATGCTTGCCTATAATTTCTACAAAGCGTGTGAGCGTACAGTTTTGCACACCCGTATGGGCTTACAGGAACCATTGGGGTAGTTTCTCGTTGAAAGCCGTCAGGATCACAAGAGTTGCCAAACATTTCAGAAGTTGCAGCATGATATACTTTAGAATGTGGTGAAAACCTTCTAACAGCTTCTAATACAGCCAGAGTGCCTCCACCATTTACGTCTAAAGTATATTTTGGTAGATCAAAAGATACTTGAACGTGTGATTGAGCACCCAGATGGTAAATTTCGTCTGGTTGTGTTTTATTTACAACAGAATCCACACTTATAGGATCTATAAGATCCATGTAGTGAAGTGTTATATCGTTTCTAACATGTAAGTGTTCTATACGGGTAGTTTGAGATTCTGGAACAGAATTTCTACGAATAGTTCCGTGTACTTTATATTTTTTGTCTAATAAAAATTCTGCCAAATACGATGCGTCTTGACCATTAGCTCCGATTATTAATGCTGTTTTCATATAATGATTTAAAAGTATATTTTATTCCGTCTGTCAAACCTATAGTTTTTATAGGAAACTCACTGTGCACACCACAATAAAATTCAAGAGTATTTTTATTCTCTATTTGTATTGGTACTTTGTACATATCTAATTCATTTATTATATTTGCAATGTTAGACAAAGTATATTTATGTTCATAACAACAATTTATTTCTTTTTTTAACTCAGTATTTTTTATGTAATAATCTGTAAGGTTTATTAGATCTTTCATGTAAAAAAAGTCCATGATTTTATCTGTATGGATTAACATTGGTTGTTTATTGATATAACGTAAAATATTTGCTTTGATAAATCTTGTATCTAATTCATTATGATCAAATGCAGCAAAAATTCTTAAATTATAAAAATTATTATTTTTTTTAATTGATTCTGTTATTATATTTTTACTTATGCCATAAGGAGTATTTTGTTTAAAAAATTCTGCTCCCGAGCCAAAAGTTATAAATTTATCAAAATGTTGTTTATTTGCTAATAAATTATTATACATTAAAACATTCTGTTCAACAACAGCATCGTCTTCTTGTTTAAGTCTACTTCCGCCCACAATTGCTGTATGAATTACAACATCAAAATAACGTTGATGAAACCATTCACGTGTTGCATTATAATCAATAAGATCAAAATCTTGTCGTGTTATCTTGGTTATATTATATTTTTCTTTTAACCCAGTATAAAGACTTTTAGCAATATAACCATTTCCACCAGTAATTAATAAATTCATTTCATGATTTCTTTCATCTCTGCTGCATCAAGATAAGGAAACATATTCTCTAAAGAGGTTGATGTGATTTTGCCTTCGGAGTCTTTAGAGCTTTGCACTCGTGGAATTAATAATTGATTTTCTGTCATCATAATTTCACACAATACAGGGCCTTTTGTGTTTAAAATTAAATTAATATTATCTTGTAATTCTGTATTATTTTTTAGTTTAAAGGTTTTAAAACCATAAGCTTCTCCTAATTTTATGAAACTAGGAGAGCTAATTCCACTTTTATTATTAGAACCTATATAATTTCCATTAAATAAATTATCTTGCATTAGTGTTATGGCCAAATAACCATTATTATTTAATACAAAAATTTTTAAAGGAATATTATTATGAATTACTGTTTGTAATTCTTGAATGTTCATTTGTAATCCACCATCACCAGAAATAAGAATAATATTTTTTTGAGGATCTGCATAATATGCTCCAATAGCTCCTGGCAAACCAAATCCCATAGAACAGCAAGCACTTGATGTAAATAATCGATTTTTGCCGTTCATTTGTAGTGATTGCATAGTGCAAGTATAACTTGTTCCCATATCTGTTACTATTATATTATCCGTCAAAACAGACGACAACACTTCCATAAAATAAAATGAATTAATTTTATCTGTATTTGTTTTATATTCTGGTTGAAACACTGGATATTTTTCTTTCCACAATTGAGTTTTATTTACCCAATCATTCCAGTTTGGTATATTTTTATTTTTTAATTTTAATAATATCTTAGGAAAGAAAAAATTTAAATCATCTACTATAGGATAATCTATTTTAATAGTAGGTTTTTTTATTTCATTTTCGTCTATATCAACCATTATTTTAATTGATTTTGGAGAAAATAAATTAGGTTGATAACCAATATTAGGAATAGACATCCTACTTCCCAAAATTAATAATAAATCTGAATTTTGAACTGCAAAATTTGCTGCTCGTTCTCCTAATAAACCAAAATTTCCAACAAATAATGGATCTTGTTGATTCATTAAATCTTTAGATATCCATGTAGATATTACTGGTATTTGTAACATGTTTTTTAGTTCAAGAAATAATTTTTCTGTTTGAGATAAATGTATACCGTTGCCTGTAATAATAACTGGAGATTTAGCTTTAAAAATAACATCAATTATTTCATCTAAATTATATTCAACTATATTATTTTTTATTTCAGCATTAATTTCTTTTATTTGTATTTTACTGTTTTGTACGTCTAAAGGAATATCCAACCATACTGGACCTTTTCTGCCAGACATAGCAATAGTATAAGCTTGATCCAGATGAAATTGTAAAGTATTTGGATCTGTTACTTGAACGGCATATTTGGTGATGGGGGTTACCATACTAATAATATCACATTCTTGTACACCTAGTTGTCTTAATTTTATATCCTGTAAACTACTAAGAGATTGATTTACTGGTACTTGGCCAGAAATTATAATCATTGGTATGGAGTCTTGATAAGCACCTAAAACTCCAGTAATAGTATTAGAAGAGCCAGGACCATTTGTGACTAATACACAAGCTGGCTTATTTGCTATTCTTGCGTACCCTTCAGCTGCCATAGCACAAGCTTGTTCATGATAATTACAAATGTATGTAAATGGCCTTTCTCTTACAGAATTTAATAAGTGTGCAGCTGCTCCTCCAGACACTGAAAAAATAGTATTAATGCCTTTAGAAAGAAGATAATCAAATATGTAATCAGAAACTTTAATCATAATGTATTAATAAAATTTAAAGTATCATTCCAATTTTCAAATCGATAACCATTATCATCAATGTATAACATTGCTCTTGGTTTTTCAGAAGTAATACCGCTAATACAATCTAATATATCATGTTTCTGCAGCCACTCTTCCACTAATTCTGTTCCTGTTTTGCCGTTTACTAATGGCCTATCTGGTTTTGCTTTAGCAGTAAAAATAATAATTTTATATTGTTTAGATAAATTTTTTATTGCTTGCAAAGAACCAGGAATTGGTTCTCCATAACAAGTTCCATCATACCATCCTTTATCAAAGCAATGAATAACTCCATCAAAATCAATAGCTATATTATTTTTATCATTTTCATAACCGGGAGGAAAGTGTGTATTATTTTTCATTTTTACAAATTGTTAATAAAATTGTTTCAGAAATCACACCATCTAATTCTTTTGATACTTGTTTTACGATTTTTGCAAATCCAACATCTCCAGGTATTGTAACACAGTGTGATATTCCATCAATAATTCTTACCATGCCACCTTTAAGAAACACGATTAAATCTGAATCCTGTTTATTATTAATTATTTCAATATCATTTATAGTTTCTATTGTTATAGTACAATTTGCAAACTGATAAGTATTTTTTTTATTTAATTTAGGTTCGTTTATCCATAAACATTGATCTGTTTTAGATTCTTCAAATGTATTATCTTCATACGGTTTATGAGAACGACCGTATCGATCCTTTAATCTAACCAAATCGTGTTTATCTTTTGGTGTCTCGATTTCAAATATCCAAGCACCATCATCAGACAGTGCTTTGGTTGAATGAAATAATCCTCGTCTAATCATAACTTTATCTAATGAGTTTAAAACACGAGTATCCGCTAAAAATGATACTTCTGCTTTGCCGTCTAATAAAACCAATCCAGTAGTTTTTTTGGGGTGGCAATGCATAGAAGTGCTCTGATTAGGAGAAATATATAAAAACCATAAGCCAACGTCTTCATTTTGGTAGGCTAAGTATTCGTATCCCCATGGTTTTTTTACAATATTAGTATCATAACTCATTAGTTTTTAGTTCTTTCATTATGAACTTGATAACCAACGCGCAACCATTCTCCCATAAAATCATAATGAGGGCAAGATATAATATTGCCATCAATTACTACAGGTTCTCTGCTGTAAATAGCACCTGCATTTTCAATATCAATATCAATAGAATAATAACCAGAAATAGTTCTTCCTTTTAAAATCTTAGCAGAAATTAATAGTTGTGCACCATTGCATACTGAAAAAATAGTTTTATTTGCAATATTCCATTCTTGTACAAACTTAAGAACTCCTTTTTCTTGTCTTAGTTTTTCTAATGCTTTAACACCACCAGGAATCACCAAGAGTTCGTAATCATTAAGATACTTTTGTCGTGTTGTTTCGTTTTCAAAAATTGTGGTCTCTACATCACATAACATGTGAGTGCCTAAACTACCCCAGATCTTACCAGTTTTATTGGCCATTAGCGTTACATTGAATCCGGCTTCCTTTAAACTATAAAAAGGATAAATTAATTCGTGATCTTGAAATTTTTCCCAAGTAATAATTAATGCGTTTTTTACCATATAAATTTATCCTTATAATATTCTACTATATTTTTAATTTCTGTACTGAAATGTTTATTTGAAATCCAACCAAGAGCTCTCAATTTAGAATCATCCAATGCATATCTTACATCCTGTCCCGGCCTGTTGCAAGAAAAATCTACATATTTGTTTATCTCATTAATATCAATACCATTAGCAATTAATAAAGCTTTAATTGTATCAATATTTGATTGCTCAAATCCGCCACAAATATTATAAATTTCATTTTTAGAATTGGTTTCAATAATTTTTACTGTTGCTGCTGCAGTATCTTCAGCATGTAGCCAATTTCTAATTGGGGTTCCGTTATTGTGTAATGGAATTTTTTTCCCTAGCTTTAAATATTTACATGCCTTTGGTATTAATTTTTCTACATATTGTCCTATACCATAATTATTAGTTGGTCGAACTATTACGTATGGTATTTTATAGGTTCTAGACCAAGCTAAAATTAACATATCGGCTGCTGCTTTTGTCGCAGCATACGGATTTGATGGTTTTAATATATCTGTTTCTGTATGTGCACCAGATTCAATATCTCCATATACTTCATCAGTGCTAAAATGAAGAAGAGTAGGAATTGTCCCGTTTTCTTGTCTATAATTTTTAATTAGTTCTAAAAGATTATGAACACCATTTATATTAGAGTGAACAAAATCGTCACTATTTGCTATAGAATTTCCCACATGAGTTTCTGCTGCAGTATTAATAATATAATCACAATCGTATAAAAATTTAAGATCGTTTATATCACAATGAACAAATGAAAAATTATCATATTTGTTAAACTCTTCTAAAAGATTTTTATTTGCGGCATATGTTATTTTATCTACGCCTTTTACATACCATCCCTTTTTTAGGCATAATCTGGTAACATAAGAACCAATAAATCCTAAACATCCAGTCACATATACTATTTTTTTCATATTAAATTCTTTCAAATATTATTTTTATAAAAATCTACTAACTTATGTATGGTGTTATCAATACTGAATTGGTTTTTATATCCATAAGAAGATAATTTTTTAATGTCCAAATAAGAATGTCTTACTTGAACTATATTATGAAAATTTGTTGGTTGTATATGAATAATTTTTGATTTAGATTTTGAGTATTCTATAGCTTTATTAATGAGATTAATAAAGACAAATGGTTCTCCGCTCCCTATATTTATTATTTCATTATAAGGTGCATTATCCATGCAGTGTTTGATCGCATTACAAACATCATCCACGTAAATATAATCTCGCAAAACCTGACCACCGTAATACAATTCTACGTCTTTATTTTCGGTAATTTGTTTTATCAAATACTGAAGTGCATTTTTCTTTTTAGAGATTTTAGTATCTCCTTCTCCTAATACGTTTGCTAATCTAAATATTCTATATTTTATATTATACGTTTGACAAAAAGATATTAATAGCTGTTCTGCACAGTATTTTGTAATAGAATAAAATCCGGTTGGATTACATTTTGAATAATCTTCTCTAAAAGGAATTTCATTATTTTGACCGTAGACAAACCAAGAACTGATAAAATTAAATATAGTATCACTATTTTTTGGAATATTCTCTAACACATTCATTAATACTTTTAAATTTGTATCAATATCAACATGTAAATTATTATGAACATTATAATTATCTACTGTGCTTATTAAATAAAGAATATTATTTGTTTTTGATATATAATCATTTTTACAAAATTTAGATCCTATAAATCCATTACCACCAAAAATTGATATTTTATTCATCAAAAACTACCCTTTCAAATTTTTTAATATTATGTTTATTATTTTTAATGAATTTTTCATATGGATATTGTTGTAAATCTGGTATTATTTTTTTAATAGGAAATGGGCACATAGAAGTTGCGTAACCTTCTGTTTTATTTTCTTCATACATCTGTAAAATTAATTCTCTATTAAATCGCGGTTTATTATCTTGATGAGTTTCTATTTTTTCATTTTTTAAATTGTATGCAGCATTATTATAAATTCCAAAAATAGTTAATTTAGGTATATCATAACCCATCGTTTTAATGTGCCTCCAATGCATATCTCCATCTTCTTCTCCAAACCCACATAACCTTTCATCAAAATAACCAATTTTATGTAAAATACCTTTAGTGCAAATAAAATGAGAAAATCCGCCATTAATTGTAAAAAATTCTTGTTTGGTTTTTTCTATGTGATTTATAATATCGTTGTATATGTTTTGATTTGCCCACACAACATCATCACAAAGTATAAAATTATATTCAGTTTTACTAAAAATAACTAAATTATTCCACAGTTTACTCAATCCTTTAAACTCTGGACAGAATATAGGATAAACATTTTTATATTGTTTTGCCAAATCTAACATTTCTGTTCTATAATCGTTTGGCATTTCTTCTTCATTATTACCATTTACTGCTAAAATAATATCAACAGTTTCTGGAACTGTTAAACGTATTCTTTTAACTAACTCTTTGATTAGTTCTTTTCTTTCTTTAAAAGTAACAATACCAATAGATAAGTCGTTCATAAAATAAATCCTTTATATAATATTTAAAGTAGAATCAATCCACCAATCTTCTTGATTGGCAATATTAGATACAACTAATTTATAATTAAATTTATTAAAATGCTCCCTACTAGCTTCTAATAAATGTAAATTATTACGATAAAAATCATGTTCAAAAGTTATAACAGAAAATCTAAATTTATCTAAAGGCAATTTGTATAATGCTTGAAGTGTTATTTCTGGTGGTTCCAAATCCATACTTAAATAATCTATTCTATCTTTATTATTTTGTATTAAAAGATTAGATAAAATTTCATCATAATTTGTAGTTAATGCATCTTGTATTAAGAATTTAGAATTTCTATCACTATTTTTCCATTCTGTTTCGTAATTTTTATCTAAATCAATTGATATGCCAGTCCAATTATATTTTTTTTCTAACAAATAAGTGTTATTAATAATAGTTGGTCCAGCAGAACCAATATCTAAAAATAAACCATTTGTTTTTTGTTTTAATGTCTGAATTACAAATACATCTTGACCTATTTGAGAATATTGTGTTTTCATGTTTATAAGTATTTTTTAAAATAATTGTTTAAAATTTCTAATCTTCCAGCATTACACGAACCAGCTATATGTGCTAAAAACGCACCTTCTTCCCACGTTCCTACTATAGGTCTTAATGGTTTAAACCAATTTTTATACATTTCTAATGTAGGAATTGATCCCAGATATTTATGATCTAATATTTTAAATTTATTAGATAAATAAGAACTAAAATACATTGTATTTAATGTTGCTTGTTCTTCTGGAAAGTATTTACAAACATTAAAAAATACATTTAAAAATTCTTCTGTATCTTTTGTATTTTTTACTATAAAATTACCAGCACTAAATGATGTTTTACCAAACCAATCATATGATGCATAAAAAACATGCTCATCGTCTAATAAAAAATCATTTATAGAATACTCATCATTTGTAATAATAGAATCGGCATCTAACCACATTACTACATCGTAATAATTTAACATCTCAAAAGCACGTAATGCTCTTAAAAACCCCACTTGAAAATCTTTAAATCTATTTTTTTTATCCGATCCAAAAGATCTTATTGACAATAAATCATAACCATATTTTTTGGCATATCTTTGTTTGGATGGTAATGTTGCATCTAAAATTTCTTCTATTGTGTTATCCGTTTCTTCCAAGGGCCTATTGATCGAAGCACCACCGGTCATTATTAATATTCTATTTTTCATTTTATATTCCTTTAAAAAAATTATCAGCCACTTGTTCAATATAACTTAATTGCTCCGAAGTAATTACCGGACTAGTTCCTAAGAAAAAAGTATCTGTTGTAACTTTTCTTGCATTTGGATATTTAGTAATTACTTCATATGGATCCATCATTCCTGAATATGCTGGTTGTAACATAATATTACCAGCAAAATATGGTCTAGTTTGAATTTTATTGCTTTCAAAATGATCCACAATGTCTTTTCGTTTAAATGGAGCACCATCTTTAATAGTTATTGCAAACGCAAACCAAGCAGGATCAGCACCTTTAGTTGCTTTTGGAAGTATCAGATAGTCTTCATATTTAGAAAATATCTGTGTTAAGCGTTCGTGGTTAGCATTACGCATTTTAATAATTTTTGGTAGTTTCTTTATCTGAGCAAGACCCATAGCTGCCTGTGAGTCTGTTGGCTTTAAATTATAACCAATTTCGTCGTAAACGTATTTGTGATCAAATATTTCATCAGGTAAAGCGGGCAACCAATTAGAGAATCGAGATTTACACATACCATTCTTTAGTAAATTGGCTTTTTGGCCAACACAATAGCAACCACGGCCCCACTCTCTAAAACTTCTTACTATCTTCTCTTGATGTGGAGTATTGCATGCGATAAACCCACCTTCACCCATAGTAATATGATGTGCCGGATAGAAAGAAAAACTTGCAAATTCACCAAAGCTCCCCAATGGTTTTCCTTTATATGTTGAACCCAGAGCATCACAACAATCCTCTAACAGGATCAATCCATACTCATTAATAATATCCATTAGACGATCCATGTTTGGAGGATTGCCTAATACATGAGCAAAAGTAATAACTTTACATCCTTCTTTAGCTCGCTGTTCTACTTGATCGAGGTTAAGATTTAATGTATCAAGATCAATATCAACAAACACTGGCTCAAATCCTACCTGAAAGATAGGATTGATGGTTGTTGGAAATCCTGCAATAGGAGTTATTACTTTTGTGCCTTTGGGAAAGTTTGTAAGGCGTTTAGATGTCAAAGCCGACATCATTAGTAGATTTGAACTGCTACCACTATTAGTAAGAATACCAAAATTTTTATTAACTAAACGTGGAAAAATTTGTTCAAAACGAATACCGTTTTCGCCCAAAACTAACCAACCTTGTAATATTGTTTTGATAGATTCTGTGTATTCTTCTGTGTCAAAATACGGACCAGCGTATTGAACCCAATCTTGACCAGCAATCCATTTTTTTGCTGCGTGCTTTTCGTTTATAAACTGTTCTACTTGTTTTAAAATATCTTCCATGCTCATATTAATGAATTCCCATACCCCAATCATTTAAATTTGGGATGTTGTATTGTTTAATGTTTTCTTTTATAAATTTAAATTTATAACTGTTTTCAATATCGTGATTTTCGTATACATTATACGCTACTTTTAAAGGAAAGTCAAATACTTTATACTCCCAATTAAAGTCATTTACAGACTTATCGTATTCTTTTGGGTCAGTGGTTTTTACACCAAATTTAGTACTATTTACGTAATCTGTTATTTTCCAAAAATATTGTTTAACTGCAACTGTTTTTTTGTCTAACCACTGTAAATGCGCGACGAATAATAGTGGAGGAGATATTTTAATTGCTTTTCCTGGATGTGGTAAATGTTCTGAATGCATTTGGGCATTTTTAAACAGAGTTCTATTGGAGTAAGAACCAATTCTATCTGCTATATGATCTCGCCACTTACCGTCTACTCTTATTGTATTTTTATCTGTATACTGTATCCAGTCCAAATAAATTAAAGTGTCTTTATATGTTTCTAGAATTTGTTCTAATTGTTGTTTTGTTATATTACCGTCGAGATATTCGTCTGTATCCAAACAAATAATATTACCAGAATACTGAAATGCTTCATCATATAATGTTTGTCTTATATTGGATTCGACACAAAGTTTATCTTTAATCTGTTCTGTTCTTAAAACATTTAAAATATTAAATTTATATTTATTTTCTGTTAAGTATTCGTATGTACCATCAGTAGAACCATCATCCATAAAAACAAATGCATCTGCATATTTTTGCCATATTGGAATCATTTCTTTGAGAAGAAATAGCTCATTTTTCGTCATGGTTATTTGAATTATCATTTTTTAAAAATAAAAGCTTTAACTTTTCCTAATATTAAAGTTTATAATCACTTCATAAATTGTATAGACTCAGATATTCTGTCATCATATCTATACAGATGTAATATTTTATCTACATGGGTTTCGGATTGTACTTTAGGGTACATCAATAAACACCAAGCAAAATCTTCTCCATACGAAGACGATTCCATTTTAGCTTGTTTTGCTATTTCTGCTCTCCAAAAACACATATGAAATGGTGGCCGTTTAACGTGTGTCATTCCTGGAATATATCTTTCATTTGGATTGTCCATATTAAAATTCACAGTAAACTCTTTACCGTTAACTATGCAATGTTGATCGAACGTTATGACATCGGCTGGTTGTTCTTTTATGGTATTAACAATAGTTTCCATGTAGTCGTCTGTTACATCATCATCATCGTCCATAAATGCCACCCATTTGCCTCTAGCGGCGTCTATTAGTGATTGGCGTTTTTCGCCTATACTCATTTTTTTATTATCAATTAAACACAAAATTTCTACTTCTGGACATTTTTCAGCTTGTTTTAATAATTTTTCATACAATGGAATCAGATACTTCTGTATTCTTGAAGGAATAGATAAAATCATTATAGTACATAATACGTTTTCTTTTAAAATGTGCATTTATCGTTTTTCTCTTTCTATTGTATCTTTAACTCGATCAAAAATCGATCTTCCATATTGTTTAGCTGTTTCATAATTTTTTTGTACATACTGTAACATTTGTTCATATGTATTTTCATTTATTGTGTTGATCTTTTCAAAAAATTCTTCAATAGTATTAAAAGACATTATTCCACGTTCGTCAAAAAATGTTCCTATATTAGTGCAGCCCCAATATATTGGAACCGTTTTTGTTAATAAAGCGTCTACTATTTTTTCTGAAAAATACCAAGGTTCTTTATTACTCTCTACCACAATACTAAACATAGATTTAAATAAATTAATCTTATCATCATTCGGAAGGAGACCATCATGTACAGTGTCGGAGAATAATTGTCCATTCCATGATCTTTGATTTGTAATAAATCTTGTACTAGAATAAAATACAGTTTTTGGTTTTATTAAATGCCTGTTATTCCATATAAGTCGTCTTATATCATAACCAGCATGACCAAAATGATTTGTTGACATAAAACTTATATTATTTTCTTTGTTTTGAACTTGCTCTAATACTGATTCATCAAAAACACCAAGACAATCATTATGTTTATTTTGTCCTTTACTTAACCAAGTAGTGCCATAAGGAAACAAAACAGAATGGGGTACTCGGTCTAATACTTCTTGATCTGTAGTTAATATTAGATTATATTGATGTGCATTTTCTATAATTCTCCACGGCGGCTCACGATTTGGAGACGATGCTGGCTCATTACAAGACACAAAAACTTTATAAGAATTAGGATCATCAAATTGAATTGGATTTATGTTATTATGTAAACGATTACATCTACCAAATCGTGTAAAATGAATTTCACAAGAAAAATTAAAATAAATTGGTTCTAATCCAAAGTAATCCACATTAATTATATTAGCTTTATACATTTTATTGATCTGCCATTATTAGTTCAAATATAGTATCATCTGCTATTTTTAATTGTTGTAATGCTTCTAAATTATTTTGAATTACTTTTTGTTTAGACTCATACAACTCCGGTGTTAGTGATTCAAATACTTCTCGTTCATTTCCTACTTCTAACCAAATTACCCCTTCTGGATCGAATATATTTGGTAGTTTCCGTGTTCCCCAATAAATTGGTATAGTTCCTGTAGCAAAACAATCTGTTAATTTTTCTGTTGTATATGATTCGTAAACACCATTTTCTATAACAATACTAAACATATAATCACGAATTCCATTAATTTTAGTATTCCAAGGATTTCTAGGATCTATAACTGTTCGCGTTGTTCCGTGTGCACCACCAAAAACATCAACTCCCAAATCTAAAGCTAATCTGGCTAATTGATGTCGATACATATGGCCTTCTGTTAAACGTTTGGGAGAACAGAACATTGAACATGTTTTTGTTTTGGGGTATATCTTCCAATCAGTTTTAGCGATCCAAGGATAGTTGCTACCGTTTGGTGCGTACGTAAATCTATCGTTAAGAACCAATAATTCGTGATCACATGTATAAATTTTATTGTAAAAATTTGCAAACAATAGTTTGTGATTGTGTATTAAAAATGAATACACATCAGGTATGATATATTTGGACTCGCATATCCATCCATATCGTTTAGAGATAGAAACCGAAGGATCTGGTTGTAATAGGATTCCCCGATCTACATGTACCGAAATGTCACCAATATTAATAGACCAATCAAAATTTGTTGGTTTTATATTAGAACAAGACGAATACGATTGATCGAACGGTAAACCTATGCCTTTTAACTTGTTCCCGGACTTTGCCATTCTATTAAATCCTCACTCATACCTAAATTCTTCAAAGCTTCTTTTTTGGAATCAACATCAGCTAATCCCATAACAATAACACTATTTTCATTTTCATGACCAGGCCAAACACAATACTCTGGTCCTAAAAACTTCATTTGAAATCCGTCTTTCTGATAAAATGAATGTAATATACCAACCAAAGCTTCATGATCAAACCACTGTCCAGAACGCATCATTTGTTTAGTCATGTAGATCCAGTGTTGTAAAAATTCTAAAGTTTTAGAATTAAATTCAAAATAAATGGGAGAAGCTTTGGCTGCGTGTAGTTTAGGATGCGAACACGCAACTACAATATCCGTATTTCCGTTAAATCGATCAAACAGGGATAAAGATTTACGTACATCAGAATCTATATCTAACCAAACAACAGGAGCCTGTTTTTCAACTAAAAGAGTGTAAATGAATTGGGGCTTACTTAAACAATTCTTCTGGTATGTTCCTAACGACGGCTTTTCTCGTATATCGTACGGAATACCTAGATTGTCTAATTGCGTCTTTAACCGTTTTGCGTGGTCGCTATAATACGTTTTGCCGTCTATATCACTATAAAAAGAAATCACTTGAGTTTGCATGTTTACGAGTTTCCTATATGATATTTAGGTACCAGTTGCCAATCTTTCTTTTCTTTATGAGGAATTATTTTTAATTGAGCCAAAGAAATAATTGGTTCTGCATATTCTTCTGGATCAACCGCTTCAACTAGTCCCCATTCTACTAGAAGCTTTACGATCATGTTACGACGACCAAGATCGGTATCGTCTATATCTGTTTCTAGACCGTCTAGATCAAGCATTTCTTTAAAATGCATAATAGCGTACCGTCCTCTTTTGTGAAGAATGTGGCAGCTTTGGTATAGTTTTTTTTCTTTTTTGGATGACACACCCATACGGGTAAGGGTCTCTTTAACCTTTAGGAAGTCATCTTTAGTTTTTAGTTTGACTTCCACTCCAAGGCCATCGAAAATATCTTCAGGTTCCATTATAATCCGCTTTCATTTAAAATTTCAGTAACACGGAATTATTTAGGAATTTTGGTATTTGTCCCGCCAGTATCTACCAGAGCAAAAATAGCTTTCCAATCGTCTTCTGATATTAGTTCTGCTGCTTGTTTAGCCTTGGCATGAGAATACCCGTATAAGGTCTTTAAGGCGTCTATACGCTCGTTAGATTCGTCCTTGAGCCATTTACTGAATCGCTTACGAGGCCGAACCGATTGAAGCAGGAAATCGTATTGTAGCTTCTTACCCAGCCCAGGTAATCGGTTCATCTCGTTTGCCAAAAATATGGTATCAGAAAAATACGACAACCCTCGGTTGGCTAGGAATGGATTGTACTGCCGTTCCGTTTCTGGATCTGTATCTATTATGGAATTTTTGGTTTGATTTATGGAATTTAAAAAGTCAAAGGGATTCATTTAAACTCGCAGTTCATCATTAGTTCCACCATAAACGCACACAGATTGATCTCTTGATCTGCCACAAACGCAGTCTTGTACTGGTATTCACCAATAATAACTACCGCCTGTGGGATGCTCTTAGACTCTAGATGCTCGTATAAGCCATCGTAGACCTTCCTGAACACGTCCTGCGGGCTGTTGTCTAGGTTGTTGGCTACCCACTTACGAATCTCCGTAAAGTTTTTAGCCTTTAGGTACTCCATAAGTTCTTTAATGTTTAGTTCTCCAGCGGTGCTTAGAATACCAATATCGATTACTCCAGCAGCAGAGTACCTCTGAAGTTCGTTTAGGGTACGCCTAAAATCCGGAAAATACTTGACCACAACCCGAGACAGAACCTTAAGATCGTATTCGATGCCCTCCTCGTCTAGAATAGCCTGACAACGGGTAAGGAACTGCTTGGCCAGTTCTGGACGTTCCTTGGACGGAAAGTTAAAGTCAACCACCGTACAACGAGAGTGAATAGGTTCAATAATCCTGTTCTTGTAGTTGCAGGTAAGGATAAACCGACACGTCTTGGCAAACTCCTCGATAGCCCCGCGAAGGGCTGGCTGGATGCTTTGGGCATTGGAGTAGTCAAACTCGTCCAGAATTACAATCTTCTGTTTAGCGTCTTCGGACAGAGATACTGTACTGGCAAACTGACGAATCTTGGTTCGGAGAGTGTCAATATTACCGTCTTCAGAACAATTAATAATAATGTAATCTGCTCCCAATTGCGTACACAGCGCACGAGCCACCGTAGTCTTGCCCATACCGGGCTTGCCTGCTAGAAGTAGATTAGGACACTCTCCGCTCTGAATGATAGCGTTAAAAGTATCCTTAAGATCTTGTGGAAGCACACAATGATCAATAATTGCTGGTCGATACTTTTCGACCAACAGTCCAATAGCGTTGTTTGCTGTTAGCATATTATTCCTTGTAGGTACTGCTCGCGTCCATTGCTACCCAATACTTCACAGGGCGACTAGCATGATTAAACTGTCCAATCACACTCTTAGACAGAGCAACATGGTAATCACCGTCCAACATCTTCATATTCTCAAGTTTAAAATTAAACGAGAAATCTGCTCCTGCAGTATTGTCTCCTACTTCAATAGAAAACACGTTGCAAGTAGGATCCTTAAGATCCTTGACCACTGCTAAAACTTTGTCATCATCAGACACAAAACACAGATCAGGATTACCCAGAACCGCACCTGCTCGTTGAAGTTCGCGGAAGTCGTCGTGTGTTAGATCAAACTCCACAGCAGCATCCACCTTCTTAATACTCTTGGTGGGATACGATAGAAGCTTGGGATCAGAGTAGTAATACTTAACCTTGGAACCACTGGCTCCGGTAATAGTCACGTACTTGTCTTCAAAACTAAACTCTGGATCTGTGAACAGAGAAATCACTCCTAGCAGCTTGTTAAGATCCCAGATACCAAACTCCACGTCGAAAGTTTCTTCTACCTCTACCTCAGCCATGATATTTTTGGTGGGAGACATTGTAGTAATTTTGGAACCGGGTTTTACGTATAGATTAGAGTTAATACCACTGAAATTCTTCAGGATATTAAGAGTGTCTTTAGAAATGTTTGTCATTGCTTTGGTCATAATATAAAAATCCTTTTATTTGTCAAATCGTTCAAAGTTTTGAAAGTCTTCATTATCGTTTACATGGCCATGACGTAAATCATTTAACCAACCTTGTTGATTGGGTTTACGCCCGCGCTTCTTTTTTCGACGGGCCGAAGCTTCTTTGTGTTCTCGCTTCCAACGCTCATATTCCGATTCAGGTTCAGGTGTGTACATCAAAACTCCTCCAAATGTGGCATTAACGTCTTCAGTTTATGATCAATAAAATACTGAAGCAGTTTCTGTCTGCCTTTTCCTTTCTGTGATTCATAAGTGTCTAGAATGCGATCTTGTAGATCTTGTGGTACATTACTCA